AAGATCATGACATGAACAAAGTTCGAGGCAGAATGATTGATCATGAAGTCACCCCAATTGGTATTATAGGAAAATTCAAAGTTGCCAGAACCTCAGCTGGTGATGATGTGTTAGCACTTGCACAAGATGGGTTAAAATCCGGATTGTCAATTGGCGCAAGCATTGATCAATACGAAAACAAAGAAGATGAAATTTATGTGACAGCAGCATCAATTTTGGAAGTGTCAATTGTAGACACTCCAGCATTTGCTGATGCACAAATAACAGATGTCGCTGCTCAAGAAGCAGACGAAACAGAAGTCACTGCAATCAGCGCAAGTGATGAACAAACAAACCAAACCGAAAGCGAGGTCACTTCAATGGGAAATCCAGAAGAAGTTACTCCAGTGGTCGAAGCTGCGCCAGAAGTTGCAGTGGAAGCCTCTAAAGCAGTATCAGCACCAGTTGCTTATGCAAAACCACGCGTGAACACAAACATCACAGCTGGCGAATATGCAAAAGCACAATTCAATGCATTACAAGGCAGCTCAGATGCACGCGACTTAGTTGCAGCAATTGACGCAGCAACAACAACCGAAAACATCGGAGTTGTACCACCAAGTTACTTAAGAGATCTAATCGGAATCATTGACAACTCAATGCCATTCGCAGATTCAATCGAACAAGGAACACTTCCAGCATCAGGCATGAAATTTTATCGCCCAGTTATTGGAACACAAGCAACCACAGCTGTAACAGCAGAAGCAGTTGAATTTGATTCAACTGATACAACAATCACTTCAAAAGAAATTGATGTTGTTAAAATTGCTGGCGCAAACAAAGTATCAGTTGAACTTCTTGACAGAAGCGACCCTGCATACCTAGATGTACTATTGCGTGAACTTGCAGCATCATGGGCTCAAAAAGCAGATGCTTATGCATTCTCAATTGCATTAGCAGCACCAGGATCATCTTCTGGCGCAACACTTTACGCAGCAATTGCTGATGGTATTGCAGATTCATATGCAGTACTTCGCAAAACTCCTAACAGATTCCTTGCAGACACAGGAAACTTTGCAGAGTTACTTGGAGCAGTAGATGGTTCACAAAGACCACTATTTGCAGCAGCAGCACCACAAAACGCAGCAGGTCTAATGACCCAAGGCTCAACAGCAGGAACAATCGCAGGATTGGGATTAGTTGTTGATCCAAACTTTGACACCGGTACAGGCGTTAAAGGCGTTGTTTATTCATCTGATGCAGCAACAATGTACAAATCCAGTGCATTCCAATTGCGCACAAATGTTGTTTCAACTGGCGAAGTTGAAATCGGCATTTACGGATATGTTGCAACTTGTGCAAAATATCCAACAGCATTCAGAAACATCACTGTCTCCTAATAAGAGAACAAGAGTTGCCTGGCAGGTTAGACCCCTGTCCTGCCAGGTAACACCACACAAAAGGAAAACAAATGGCATCAATAATCACAGCAGCAGAACTACGATCTGCACTAAACAATGTGAGTTCAAGTTTATATTCTGATGCCGTATTAACAGAAATCATTGACACAGCCGAATCAGTTGTCGGCAATTTACTTGTTAAATGGAACGCACCAATTGATAAACACAAACACGAAACATCAACCATCACAACTTTGCATACAACTAAACCACACAAATTTTACAAAGGCCAAACAATTGCAATTGAAGGCATTCAAGCCCATGTTAATGGCAGCAAAACAGTATTAGAAGTTGTTGATGAATTTACTTTTACAGTTACAACAACAGCAGTTCCAGTGCATAATGATTATTACAATGTGATACCTAATGGCCTTGCAGCAGCAAACGATTTATCACAATACAATGACATTGCACCAGTTGAATCAGCAGTGCTAACAGTTTCACTAGATGTATTCAAAGCACGCACATCAGCAGGATCAGTGCAACAAGGACTTGATTTTGTGCCACAACCTTACATCTTAGGCCGTACAATTCAAAACAGAATTATTGGAATGCTTGGCGCATATATTGATGTTGAGGCGTTAATAGGATGACATTAGCAACACTACGCGCAAACCTTAAAACAGCAATCTTATCAAACAGCAATTATTCAGTTGTTGACTTTGGTGCAGAAGTAATCACAACCCCATCAATCATGATTGCTGCCGGTAATCCTTGGCTTGAGCCAGTAACAATTGGAAACAACAAAGCCTGGCGCGTCAATTACATTCTTGAACTTGTTGTCGCACCAAATAGCAATCCTGGTGCATTGACACAACTTGAAACAATGGTTGCAGCTGTGCTTCCTTTGATTCCACAATCTTGGCAGATTCAAAATGTTTCGAGCCCAAGGATATCTCAAGCAAACACAAATGATGTGTACTTGGTTGAAATATCAATAACTACAATCTACAATCCATAAGAAAGGAAAAAAATGCCAACATCAGTATTCACCGGCAGATCGATTGCTTTGACATACAAGACTGTCAATTATGATGACCAAATCATAAGTGCAACAGTTACATTAGACGATCCAAACGCACAAGTTCAAACTTTGAATGGATTAGTCGATTATGTAGTTGACAAAGAAGTCGGAACAGTAACAATGGAAATTCTGCAAGACTGGGGTGTTGCTTCAGGACTCTGTGACACACTTTGGACAGATGCAGACACAAACCCAACCACAACACAAGCAATGACTTTGACAATAAATTCTAAAGTTATTACTTTGACAGTTTTACCAAAGCGACCAGATTTTGGTGGAACAGCACCGGATGCATTAACCACAACAGTGACAATGCCAATCCGATCAGTATCACTAGCGTAACTAAAGAACAGGGGTCACCTAAATGTTTAAGATTAAAATAGAATGGACATTGGCAAATGGAAAGTCTTTTGAAGAATGGACTATTCCATGGGAAATTGCACAAGCTGAAAAGGAAACTGGCACAACTTTCCTTGAACTATTCAAACGAGAATTGCCACCATCAATTGAACAACAATTCTGGTTGGCCTACCAAATGCAAAGAAGAATCAGTGACAAGCCAGTTGGCAAGTTTGAAGATTGGCGATCACAAGTTGTTCACATCAATTCAAAGGACTTTGCAACAACAAATTTTACCCAGCCGGAAGCATAGACAGGACTTTGATAGAACTGGCAATCATTTCGCGCCAGCCATTGTCAGAGTTCAAAACGCTTTCGGCAGAGCAGGTCTCAACAATTGCAGATGTGGTGAATAAGTTTCATGGCAACTAGACCATTTGAAATTAAAATTAAAGACGCTGACATCAACGCCATTCGCAAGACTTTTAAAAACATGGATGAGATTGCTCAGAATGACATGAATCGTGCAGCTCAACAAATTGCAATTGAAGCAGCATCAGCTGTGGGCTCAGCTCTACAATCAACACCACAAGGCCAAGCAATTGCCAGATCAATCAAAGTGTCACCAAAATCAAAAACACCATTCTTCACAGTTGGTGGAAGTTCAGTGAAACTTAGAAATGGAACACCAGTTGGCGAAATTGCATTGGGTGTTGAATTTGGTGCTTACCAAGACAGACCACGCAAACGAAAAGGCAAATCAACAAATTATGTTGGTTACCGACAATTTCAACCACGATCACCACGCGAGGGCAGAGGCAACGCAGGATATTTTATCTTCCCAACACTTAAAGCATTACAACCAGAGATAACAAGAAAATGGGTTGAACAAGTTGATAGAATAAGACGCGAATGGCGCGAAAGGATTTAACATGGCAGATATTAGAACACTGAAACTGCAACTACTTGCAGACACAGCGCAATTCTCAACTGGCTTGAATAAAGCATCAACAGACACACAATCCTTTACTTCTAAAGTTGATAAGATTGTTGCAACAGCAGCCAAAGCATTCTTAGGACTTGCAACAGCAGTTGGCACAGCAGCATTCGCAATCGGTGTTTCAGCTGTTAAAGCAGCCATTGAAGATGAAAAAGCCCAGGTTAGTTTGGCTCAAACATTACGCAATACAACAAAGGCAACAGATCAACAAATTGCAGCAACCGAAGATTACATTGATGCCACAGCTAGAGCAACAGGCATTGCTGATGATCAGTTAAGACCATCCCTTGACAGATTAGTCAGATCAACTCAAGATGTCACCAAAGCACAAAAACTTCAACAATTAGCATTAGACATTGCAGCCGGTACAGGTAAAGACTTAGCGGCAGTCACAGAAGCCCTTGGCAAAGCCTATGACGGCAACTTGGGTGCATTAAAGCGTATTGGTGTACCACTTGATGAAAACATTGTTAAGACCAAAGATTTTGATGCAGCAGTCATTGCATTGTCTGAAACATTTG